AGCTATCAATTAAAAACCTTGTTAAGACGACTAAAGTCTAATACAATAGAGAGGTTAACATTGCAATCTAGCGATAGAACAAAAATCTATTTGTAAATAAAATGCCTAACTATAAAGCAAGTTTTTTCTGGTTCCCAAATGTGGCAGCAATGTCTAGTTTTTTACTTGACAATACCGATGAAGATGGATTAAGTTTTAGTGTGGGAATAGATGAAACAAACTGGAAAATTGCTACATGGCGAAAAAACTCTACCGCAGCAATTGATAACTCAGTAATTTATGCAGCTAACGGCCCTGGTAGGTGGGTAGTATTAGAGTCAACACCAACCCCAACCCCAACCCCAACCCCAATATGGAACTCGGATATTTCTTCTAGTTGGAACTCCGACCTGATGACTAATTGGAATGTTGCAGGCTAAATCACAATTTCCCTGTATATCCAATATTGATCGTGATGGTAATTTTCTTATCTTCAACAACTGGTTTAGTGTCTTCTGGTTTAAATCTTCTACCCTGTGGCTTTTGTTCTATGGCAATAGGTGGGTAGCCTCTAACCAAAGACCCCACGGCTACGCCTCCCGATTTGATAGCTTTAGCTGAAAACCGATCAGACGGATTAGCTGTTGATTGGACATTCCAACTATCAGTATCAGGATTATAATAATTAACTCTATAGGGAGCGTCCGATGTTTTTGTTGTGGGATTGCTTTCAGGAACAATGGGATTGCTTTTAGGAACAACGGGATTGCTAACTGGTGGGGTGTTAAATTGTCTTCTAATTCGAGCGCGGTCTTTAAGCCTATCAGTCCCCGATTGAGAGATCAAAGAATCTCGCACCTGTCTAAGTTTTTCGAGGTCTTCTATCCCTGTTTTCTCTTTACTGTAGGGGCGATTGTTGATTAATCCTGTCATAATATTAAATAAGTATATTCTAGTAAAACATGAGTAAATACTCCCTACAGTATAGGTCGGCAAGGCGACGGGCTTTCGGGTCTGGCAGCTTATCTCAGAAACCTGTCAGCAAAGCTACAAGTCCAACATCCAACACGGCATCAAAAGCCTATTGGGAATCAGCTTCTTTTGTGGGATTTGATCCTGAGTCTGGGCGGTATATGGTTAGAACTTTAGGGGGTGAAGTGAAAGGATCTGATAGGATACCCGGAAACGGTGCGGAGTTTGGGGGTGTTAGCATCGGGACGGGCGGGTTGTTTTCTCAAGGGTTTTGGTCAGATTAATTAATAATAAACAGGAAATTAAATGGCACTTCGTGGCTGTGATTTAGGGCAAATTATAACTTTTCCCACTTATCCATCGGAGCGTGGAAAAATGATTTTATACGTCCCTGGTTTTAATCCAGGCGTGGCGTTGGTAATTGATACGATTCCTAAAGGTGGCTACACCCGGCGCTATGTTCACGGAGCCGAACTTGAGTACAGTTATAACGGTTCTGCCGTGATTCGGGGTCAGTGTTTCACCCCTAGACTTGAATGGGAAATTGAGTGTCATTTATCACCACAAGGTAGAAGTTTATTTTGGGCGGCTGTCGAATATTCAGACACCAAAAGGAGAACCCCGCCACGGACTGGATACGAAATAACCTGTGATGATATTATGCGATCGCTAATTGAGTTAAATAGGACTAGGGCAAAAGCAGCTACTACTGAACCCTACGAGGTAATCTTTGGTCAAAGAATTGAATATTTCCCTAAATGTAATGTAATTATTCCTATCCCTGAAATCAAAGAGGAAAACTTAGGGAATGGCTATAAAATAGGCTTCAAAATGCAAGAAGTGGGGCTGACAACACCATGACTTTAGGACAAAGAAAAGCCGATGATAAAATCAAATTTAGAGAGGAACAGCAAAATAAGTTAACAGCTTCAACTAAGACTAAAGAAGTTTTTCCCAAGACACAACCCGGCCCCCAAACCGCGTTCTATGAGACTAAAGCCGATATTGCTATTTATGGCGGTGCAGCAGGGGGTGGTAAAAGTGCGGCTTGCTTGATTGATGCGATTAGATACGTCGGGAAAATTCCTAACTATAATTGTGTATTTTTCCGTCGGACATTCCCAGAAATCTTTAACCCTGGTGCATTATTTGATGAGTCTCAGAGGTGGTATCCATTATTGGGTGGTGAAGCCAATTTAGTTAAGGCGCGATGGGTATTTCCTAAGAATGAGAAAATACAATTTGCCCATCTTCAACACGAAAAAACCTTAACCCAGTGGCACGGGTCACAGATATCTCGATTGTATTTCGATGAGCTTTGTACCTTCACGGAAAAGCAGTTCTGGTATCTACTATCAAGATGTCGAACTACACTCCCAATTAAGCCACAAGTCAGGGCAACTTGTAATCCCGACTCTGAATCATGGGTAGCTGATTTATTATCTTGGTGGCTCGGAGAAGACGGATTACCAATTAAGGATCGGAGTGGGATTTTAAGATGGTTTGTTCGGGTTAATAATGAGTTGATTTGGTCTTTAGATAAAGATGAATTGAGATTAAAATATCCCAGTATTCCCCCAAAGTCTTTAACATTTATTCCTGCATCTATTTATGACAACAAAATATTATTAGATAATGACCCCGATTATATTGCTAATCTTTACGCACTACATGAGATTGACAAACAAAGATTGTTACTAGGAAACTGGAAAATTAAACCAGAAGCGGGGGTTGTATTTAATCGTGATTGGTTTGAGGTTGTTGATGATATCGACAGAGATGAGATTACACGGACGGTTAGATTTTGGGATTTGGCAGCTACCAAAACTAAATTAAGCTATTATACCGCAGGGGTAAAAATGGCAATATTAAAGGATAAAAGCCTAATAGTTTTGGATGCTATTTGGGAACAAACTACACCCGCCGAAGCTATTAACTTAATCAGAAAAACTGCCGAAAGGGACGGGAAAACTGTGACGGTGGGATGGGAACAGGAACCAGGGAGCGCAGGAATTATGGCTATGGAACAGATTAAGACATCTTTGAAGGGTTTTAGGTGCAAACCCGTCCGACCCCAAGGCGACAAGATTCAGAGGGCTTTACCCTACGCAACCGCCGCACAGAACGGTAGGGTGTTTTTACTCAGGGGTACATGGAATGACCAATATATTAATGCTTTGCATAATTTTGATGGGAGCGGTAAACCTTTAGTTAATGACTTGACCGATTCAAGTAGCGGTGCTTTTGAGCTTTTGAACCGGATTAAGGCAACTTGGGTAGGGGTTAGTGGTAAGGATGTTTAATAGTTTTGGGGCAATTCAAATTAAGTCTAATAAACTCAATTGTTTAAATTCAGGTTTATTTAATTCTTTAATTTCTATCTCTAATTCTGAGTATTCCCTGGGTTGATTAATCCTGTCACAAGCAATATCAAAATACTCCTTTTCCTTTTCAATGCAGATATAATTACGTCCTAATTCTTTGCAGGCTAAAGCCGTTGTGCCACTACCACAAAAAGGATCTAAGACTATTCCATTCTCAGGGGTGATTAAAGTTATTAAATATTTCATCAGGTGACGACTCTTGACCGTTGGGTGAGTGTTTTTAATCTCTCCACTGTTTGACCTATCACTAGGGGATGCCTTGGCTTGGTAATAGACGCTAGGGATGGTTTCGGGGTCAAAGGGGAGTTGTTTGAAGAATCTTGCCGCCGTGCCTATGCTTTTTGAAAAATGGTTTATATTTCCTTTTTGGCGTTTCCCGTAACAAGTGCCTCTTGTTACCTTGTCGATTGACGGTTTCTCTCCACTCGTACAAATCCCACTCTGTTCCCCAACAACCGTCACCGGACAATCAGGGCTATGATTCTCGCCTTTGCAATTAGCACCGCAGGAAAGGATTAGATTTGATGGGAATCTACCGGATGTCGATCCTCCTATCATCTTTTCTGTTTTATCATGAGCAAAAGTCCCATAACTAGATCGATTGGTTGGATTACATCCCATTGTTCTGATCGTGCTTTCCGTCCCCACTCGTGATGCCTCAATATTCAAACCACCAACGCCATGTTTTAAAATATTTCTAGCAATACTTGATTCCGATATAGGCTTTTGAACTAACCACCAACCCTCAACGGCTGGTTTTAGTGCCGGCGTTTTCCATCCGTCCCATTGTTTAGCTTCGGGGGATTTTGGGGTGGTTTCACACTCATTACGGGCCAATCCTTTCCAGCAATCATTTTCTCCCCAGTTTTTATAATTAGGTCGCTGCGTGCCATCTGGTCTAGTTTTTAGTCCTATAACTTCCCTTTCTTCCCCAAACAATTGATCGATTTGCTTTGAAATATCCTGACTTTTTGGAAATCCTTGGCCCTGTGCAACATGGCAAATATCAATAATTCTAAACCCTGCTAACTCCAAAGCCATACCCGTCCAGTGTGATGTTCTGGGAAGACTCCAAACCAAGCCACAGGCTCCGGGTTTCATCACCCGTAAACATTCTGCCATTATCTCAGATAGCCAATTAATCCAGTTAAGCATACCCCCTTTATTGTGGTCAAATTCCTTTGACATAAAGCTAATTCCTGCGGGTGGATCGCTTATTAAACTATCAAAATAATTGTCGGGAATATCCTTTAAAACTTCCAAACAATCACCATGAATAATTTGATTTAACATTTAATTAATTAGCATTATTTAATATTATATCTATTATATAACCCCTAACTTCTAGGGGTTATATCGTTAATTATTCCCCAATAATCATCTGGCGATCGCCTTTCTGATTTGCCCACAACTCCAACTCCGTATCCAACTCAATACCTTGATCAAGTTCATTGGCAACATTCAAGAAATTAGACACTTCTGACAGTGGCAGTTCAAACCATTCACCA